AGCTCTTGAAGAGTTTATATATCCTAATAATTTTCTTCCTATAGTATTCAGGTTGTTAGCTAGTTTTAGTATCTGTTTCAATAAAGGTATAAACCTTGGTGTATCTATTATCTTATTTAGATTAGCTATTTGCTCTTGAACACCTCCACCTGATATTGTACCGATTAAGTTTAACGCAGATGCAGGAGAGTTTACAGCAATGATAGCAATACAATAGGCTCTTACTTTTTCTATTAGTCTTAATAATTTTTCGACAGTTGCATTATCTATATCATTAACACTTTGATACCTATTAAAATTAGCTAATACATCTTGAAGAAAGTTGGTAGCAGATGAAAACTGAGGAAAAGCTTTCTGTAGTTCTGGATCGTTTAAACCTTGATTAGGGTTCAATACTGTTGAAAATATATTGTTTACTTCTTGAATCAAAGTATATAAACCCAGCTTACTTTCTGGGTTATTTACGCTTCCATAACTTTGGTTGTATTGATCAATAAGTTTCTCTACTTCAAATGCTTGTTTTTGTACAAACCATTTACTTCTTTCAAATGCACTATTTGTTTGTGGAGGATTTTTTGGGTCGAATGTATTGCCTCCAGGCACCTGATTAATAAGATAGTTTATAATATCACAATAGTTAATACCAACCAAATCAGATAGAGTATTACTAACTCCTTTGTCTATTGCTTTTTGAATTTTATTTGCATTAGGATCATTCTGCAATTTAAACTGGCCATACAATATTCTGTTAATAGAAGATTGTGCACTTATTATAAATTTAGCAACTACACCAATAACTTTTTCCAACCCTTTTGCAGTGGTTGTATTTATATTGAGTTTGTCGTTTCCTAAATTTATAATATTAATATTTGCCATTACCTAACGTATACTATTTGAGATAAAATATATTGATTATCTATTATAGCTTTTGAATCTTGAGCAGTATTGTATAATATTTGTGCTGCGCTTCTTATATATTGCATACTGGCTCCTATATTAGTTTCAGAAACCTGATTCAATAATACTGCAGCTGATTGGATGCCATTAACTAAATCATTCAGCTGATTATTTAATCTATTTCCTAAAACAGCTGGACCTCCATCTTTTTTTGCATTATTTCCTAATTCTATTATAGGAGTATATAACTTTATTCCTTCATTTGCATCTAGATTAATAGTCTTTGTAGACGATAAAGAAACAGCTTGTTTTCCAAATAAAAAGATAGCATCACTTTTAGAGTGTAAAGTCACTCTATCTGATGTTAAGATCAATTGATTACCTTTATATGGAAAAACTGGTTTAAACATTACTTAATCGTATTTTGATCTTGGAATTGTGCAGAAATAACTTCATCAGATACAGGAAGCGTTTGAAGCTTAACAACATTCTGAACTACTGGATTAATAGACACACCAAATGAAGCTAGAGGAAACGAATTAATATCCTCTAAATTGATTTGTTGGTCTGATGTCATCCATATAGCAGAACCGTCTCTATTTATATCTTCTACAATAGGATCAAACTTTGTAGGTGTAGATCTTTTACCTTGACTATTTGATATAATAGTTATAGGGCTTCCATTAGCACCTGATTGTGACCAAGTATTATACTCTTTCATAACAGGCACAGTACTACCGAACCTGATAGATTGTCCAAACCTAGCTTGCATTATAATGTCACCTTCAAAAGGCCTCAAGTTCTTTACTGACTCTTTTTCTTGGAATGTATATCCTAAAGGTAGTGAACCTGAAGTAGCATTACCAGAATAACCAGGTCTATTAGCAAACTGGTTTAAGAACTGCGCATACTCAGACATATTAGGAAATGAGCCGTGGTTGGCTGCATTCCAAGTATCGTAAGGAGGAAGGTAGAAAAACTGTTGGTTAGATGCCCTATCGTTTAATCTTTCTGATGGACCGGTTATAATAAACACTATTTCATTTACCACAGGGTATTGCTTCAAGAAGCTGAACATAGGATAGGCTGGTTCAGATACCTGGTCAGATTTGGATGTCGTTAAAGGAGAATACAATAATTCGTATCTTATTTTTCCTATATCTGAAGGTCCTCCATAATCAGGATCTATCTCTTGAGTGTTTCCTTTATATGGACCAAGCACAATAGACTTAACCCTTCCTATTTGAAAGTATTGGCCTCCTGTTTGGCCTCTGTTAGAAATTACCGGTTGGACTAATGAATAAGCCATTACGCCTGAGGAAGTTGTTTCGTATCTTTAATTTTGGTATTCGTAACATCAGCAAATAGCTGTTCAATATCCTTTTCAGTCAAGATACCAGAATCTTCAGACTCACCTGCCTTTTTACTTTCTGCTGCTTTTTGGAATAAAGTCAATAGTTTCATCAAGACTTCATCATTCTTGAGGCTAGAGTCCATAAAACCTTTCAACAAAGGCACAATTACAATAGCATCACCAGGAGTTTCAATCATATCAGCAAGCCTCATGATCTCCTGTTTGATAGTACTATCTTGATTTTTATGCTTATTATATACCTCTTCTACAAGGTCAGCAATGGTTTTCCCCTTAAATATTTCTTTATCGAGTTCCATGACTTTTTAAAATAAATATTAATAGTCACTATTTTCAAGATAGTTGTCAAGGATCCTCTTGTAGATGGTTTTTAGCTTTTTGATTACTTTGGTGATTGTATTTGACTGAGCGTCTGTCATCTCTTTGACATATATAAACACAGCTTTCTTATTGAAAATGTCTATATTTTCTCTCTTCTTGAAGATTTCAAGGATGGCATCAGCTACCTTAGTTTCTTCTGTTTTCTCAAACAAATCCAACAGATTGTCATCTACGTACTTGACAAACAACTCTACTATGTCTAGCCTATCTAGTTCTGGTTCTGGCTCTTTTACAATGATAGAATTGACTAAAGCATCATCATCGTGTTGTTCACCAATCTCAGCTTTAGAGACTAACTTCTTGTAGTTCTTTTGGTTATAGATGATCAAATACCTCTTGGCAATTGTACCAAAATAAGAGTAGGCTTTTCCTTTAGACTGATCGTAAAGGTCTAGTTTTTGAAGGAGAAACGAGATCACTTCATACTTAAGATCCTCGATATTATCAACCTCAGTATAGTAGAATTTGAACGTATGAATGATGTTCTCTACTAGTTTATAAAACCCGTAGTGAATACTTTCATTGTAGATCCTATTCCTTTCGGCTTGACTCTTACTATTCCTATAACGAAGGATTGCTTCTTCTGTATCGACAGTAAAATAGTTGTTCTTTACCTTCGGCTTTCTTTTTCTAGGCTGACCTTTCTTAGTCAGTAATACCTCACTTTCATTCTCAATCAATTCCATTATTCTTCTATAAAGTTATTAATCTTAGCTTGCATTTGTTTTACGTTCTCAATAAGAGAAATAAACTCAGGGTCAGATTGTACCCATAATTTAGAGTCTATTAAGTTAGCTGCAGTATTAATCTCTTTCATGCAGTCTTTCATGCCATCGATAAAGAACTGCTGATTAACTACCATTCTTTCTAACTTTTTATTTTTGTTGTATAGATTCCAAATTATATATCCTATTACAGATAGTGCCCATAAGGATATTGCTATAATTGTCCAAATCATATTTTATTATTTTGATGATTCAATTTTACTGGCCATTAAATCTGCTTGATGCAGAATATAAGCAATGTTAGATCTTAATTCTGTGTCTTTATTATATGTTATATAGTAAGGCTTGTTTGACTCCTCATAAAGACTATCATGAAGTTTAATAGCTAGATATTCGTTTTCTGAAACCTCGATACCATACTTATGAAGTACAAATAGACTCCTGTCTGCTATTCTCATATGAGCAACATTAGGATTGTAGTTGTACATTAGACCTTGATTCTCTCTATGCCATTGTGACTGATTAGGAATATAAACTGGTTCATCATTTGTACCTAGTTTACCAAGATCATGATTAATGGCTGAGAATGCTAGTTCTTCAGTAGTATAGTTTTTATTCTGACCAAATTTGTCCCAAACCTTTTCAAATACTAATGCGGCTTCAACTACTCTAATAACATGATCAACATAACCACCAGCAAAAGCATTGTGGTGACTAAGTCTAGTTGATGCAGGAGAAGTAACAAGAGTTTCTTCGATAGATTTGTACATGTCCAGTAATTTATCTTTTCTATCACCAGATATGTACTTATTAATTAGAGAATAGAACTTGTCTAGATTCTCCATCATTTGTTCAGGAGTCAAATCTTTCATAACTGTTTATTTTTAATTAGAATGTATCTTGTTCACCATTTACCAAAACTTCTATTTCTTGAATTTTGGCTTTGATTCTTTCAAGGTGAGCTCTTACTTCTTCTAAAGATCTACCTGTTGAAAGTAGTGCATCATGACCATTAAGAAAATTATTTAGTTCAAATATCTTTCTTAGGATTAGTTGTTTGTATTTCATTTTATAAATTTACTATTTTATTACGTAACTTATCAATTGATCTATAGAGTAGAAGCCAAGGCCTGTTACTCCTAGTGATAATTTTCTTAATTTGCCTAAATGATCATAATTGTCGGTAACATAAAAGATGTTTGTTATATATCCGAAGTCATCGGTATGAACTACCATAGGGTATTGATATACTCCGGTTAAATCTTCTACTTCATCACAAATAGGAGTATCATCTTCACAAACAATTGT